GGCATCCCTGTCTATCCGAATAGTAGATCTGATCAAAGATAACAGAACACCAAGGCATACATAAGCGACAAGGTTTGGACATCCGAAGATCTCCAAACCTATTGAATCTAAAGTTTAAGAGAATCAGCTTTCCGGTACGCCGGTGAAAGGGCACCTTGTTATAGGCGTCAAGCTCTGAATGTACTTCAGAGAACCTGTAGCCCAGTTTCTGTGCCTGAGGATGTGTCTTGTAATCATTGGTGCCAATGGCAATGATCTGGTTCTTCTTGTACACAACAGAGACGTGCTTTTTCTTCCTTTGGATTTCTTGGGCTGCTGCCCACGCTGTTTCCATTGCATCAGATTTCATATTCCTCGGCATAGTTGACTCCAATTACAAAGTAGCCTTGAGGTCTGTCCGACCATTGCTTTACAGCATACACAGCTTGTATTAGTTTATCATCAGTCCAGAGGTTATCATTCATAGCGTCGAAGACAGCCTTCTGGTAATTGTCGATATCGCCTCTCGGCATTGTTAACTTTGTAGTCTTGGGTTTTGTAATATAACATTCTAAATCTACGTACAGTGGTCTGTCGTAGGCGGAGAAGTCGGGACCCAGCACCATAGGTACTAGGTCCCGACACTCCTCACGAAACTTTTTGTAAGGTCCCGTAAAGTAACCGCCATGCCGACCTACTCGAGGACGGCTGGCGGCTACTGGGGAGATTGGGAAGACCCACTCAGGCATCAGATGGGGAAGTCATCCGACTCTTCCTGAGAGCTGTCGGTGAAACCATCAGTGGCTTCGAAGCCACTAGAGTAATCACCACCACCAGTAGAGTTCTTCTCAATAATCTGCACACCGTTGAGATACAGGCTCATGCTGTTGTCTCGGGTGAGCAGGGCGGGAGCAAGTCGAAGACGGACCTTGTCCCCACCGAAAGGCAGAGCATCAGTCTTCGCAGCAGAGGCATCCCGACATGGGAAGGTCTTCTCACCCTTCTTGACCAAAGTCTTGGACTTGGCCTTGAGGATGGTGTTACCTTCGTTGTCGGTTCGCATACCATTCATCTTCGATGCACCCGATTCCTTCATCAACTGATCAAGCTTCTTCTGAAGCTTAGCATCTACCATAACAGAAATATTATGGTTTGCTGAGTCTGCGCCAAACTTGTCATCAGGTTGGTGAAGGTGGGACCACTGAACAGTCAGTGTGTCAGTAGTAAACGCATCAATCTTCGTTGTCATCACTTGGGGAACTCCTTTTGATTTCTTCTATCGTTTGGTTGATGCCAGAAACGATTGACATCAACGTCATATTGATCTGATTCAGAAAAGTCTCAAGATCTTCCATCTTGACAAAGACTTCTTCTTCTGTTGCTGTTGTTTCTTCACTCATTCATTAACTCCATATAGGGTTTCCCATCTATAACCACGCCAGCCCCATTGACTGGCTTCTTCAAAAAGTTACGACCATAATACATTAGTTTGTGGTGCCTGTCAACCCCCGTAGGCACATTAAACCCGAAAAGAAGTGTATCCGTAGCACCATTCATGGTATTGATAGCACCTACGGAATGCACATGCCCAGATACCACGCTCTGGCCTCGGGATATAGCAATAGACATTGCAGGACGAATACCTGACGTGCCAGTTCCATGTGTATAATACACTCCGTCAATCTCAAACTCATATCCCCACTCCCAATGGGGAGTACCGTATACTGTTTGGTAATCCTTGAGGTACATGCTAGGGATTCCAGAGCTAGAAGCAATGCGGTGGACTCGTTCATCATGGTTTCCAATACAAACCTTTGCCTTGGGGAATTTCTTTTTCCAATCTTTCATACTCAACATAACCTCGGTGTATTCAGCCATAGCCGCTTCTGCCTCGGGATGCTTTTGGTGGAAGGATATTGCATGATGATCAATCACATCACCAATAAATACCGTAGTATCAGTCCGATACTTTTTCTTAATACCTAAGCAGAACTCAAGGTAGTCCTCTCGTTCTGCGGGTAAGTGAAGATCTCCAATTACTAATACTTTAGCACACATCTTCGTCTTCCTTTAGGTTTTCTATGATAACATCTTCAATGTCTTGACAAAGACTCTCGTTCCAATCGTCGTTATCTCGAATCAAATCGACAATCTCAGGATACTCGTCATAAAGTGGGTTCGGTGCCATAAAGTCCTCCATCTGGGATATTCAACATAATATCTAGGTTGTTATCTTTTGGTACTCTGTTAACAATAAAGGTCTTGAATAGATTGTCCATAAAGATGTGCATTAGATTTTCACTAGGGAAAGTTATGGAAAGCTTTTTTTCATTACCGGGTTCTAGAGCAAGCTTCGTAACATATTTTACATTATGTTCTAGGTCTCCTTCGTTTGAGACCGTAATATGAGTTCTCATGATATAACCTCCTCATGAAAAGAAATACTCAGATTCCAAAACCGAGTCAACATCAAAGTCTCCTTGGATTGGAACATCGGGGAGGTTGATCCCCAAAGTATTCTCTACATCCTTCTTAAAGAATTCGAGCTGGTTGTAACGATGCATTGCAGCAAACTCTTCTCTTGTAATACGATGTAGTTTATCTATGAAATTAGCATGGCATCCATAAGAATCATGGATCATGCAGAAATCTTCAGTAACCCTCTCTCGCAGCATGCGATCTAACACTAGGAACATATGAGCAGCATCTAAACTATGGATATAGTTTGGAGCTATAGCTTGTCGGGCAGCTCTGCCGTTAGGTTTATCCGTCTTCACAAAGAACGTAAGCTCTCTGTTCGAGAATAACTTGGCAATGCTACGTCTTGTTTGGTTCTCAGTATAATAATGAACTACCTTGAAACCGGACGGAGTTGTCCAACTTAGGTGTTGATTATTATCAGTAGCTATATCAGATATATCCTTTAACCAAGACTTCCCAGCATTGCTTGAGGATAAGACTTGGTTCAGAGCGGCTTGTATAGCTCTAGCTAGTTCTACTATGGCTCCTCCTCGACGTTCTTTCGATACCCAGTCTAGATGTCCCTCTAGTCTTAGGTACTTCTGTATACCGTAGAAGGTGAGTCCGTATGCTTCACACATCGTGGATCTCTTTGTGACGTTGCGGTCTATACCATTAGACCAATAATCTACAAAGTGTTTGTTCCATTCGTTTTCATTGATATGAAGCTGGCAGTATTGAGTTGTGCCGTCTGCTACGAATTGATACAAGTCTTCAGGTTTATTCGAAGGACAAACCCCGGTCAACTTTGCAATTGTCTGGTCTTTCATAATAGAAGACCAGTGTTGATTACCATTACACTTCCCATCAATCTGGATGGGGATATCAGAGCAGCCGTCCATCTTAGCATAATCTAAGATAACTGCAATGCGTTGGAAGGATTTGTTCTTCTTCTTCTTGTCTTCAATCCACTCTTTATTGGAGTAAGGATCTTCTGCAATACGAAGTAACATATCATGATTATCATCAACCCATTGAGACCTTTCGACAAAGGTCTTCTTGTCTTGGTCAAACAGGTTCGCAATGTGAACCTTTCGCCAGAAGATTCCCGTGGTAGTTAGGGGTATTCTTTTCGCAAACTTAATCAGACCCCGATCAAAATCAGATGATTGGGGTGATAATAATTCACAGGTTGTGTAGGCCCTGCCTCGGAAATCTAAAGTCCATACGTGATAGAAGTATTCCCAAGGTAACATAGTCTCAGCTAAGGATAACCTTACGAGCATGCGTCCTCTGGATTGCTCAGACTTATACCAGTCACCCCAAGATTCTTCTCGGTATTGCATCCACTTGGCTTGCTCTTCCTTGGTTCCTTTGTCGGGATATGGTTCATTGTACATGAACTCATCGAACGAGTAAGGAGGCAGGTTTGCCAGCTGTGTGTTGTTCTCAAACAGGTTCTTCATGATCTCGTACACCTCGGGGTTCACAGACCACTCGGTGTTCATAAGACCGTTGAGACCCCGGAGAACAAGCTCTGAAGGCTCAGAGAACTTCTGTTGCTTGGGTAGGTCACCAAAAAAGTTATCGTTATACCGTTGGACTACGGGCTTCCTAAGGTTTGTGGTAATATACCCGCCACTTGTAGACACGGTGTGTGCTACAGGTGGTATTAACATAGGCCTGTAGACCAAGGTAGAATTCTGAAGTATGTCGTGACGCTTATGGAGTTCCTTGAGAATCTCGGGATGGAACTCAACAAAGCTGTGGGTTCTGAAACGTCCATTCCTAGTCTTTGTCTTTTCTTTCCTGAGTTCTAGGATGTTAGAACTACAGGCTATCTCAAGCATGTGATGACCAAAGGAATGCTTAGCAGCGGTACTGAGCTTGACGTTGCATTCCATCTTCTTTGCAAAGGCAGTACATCGTTTGGTAGTCCAGTTCTTGATGAACTTAGACTGCTTCTTCCAGTCCTCATAGTGAGCTTCTTTGGCTCGTTGGAATGCTATGATGTCGCAAGCATCGTTGGCTATTTGACAAGCAATCTTTTGGGCTATGGGAGGAGTATGGATGTGTTCATTATAACTACCGTTCCAGTAACTAGGGGAGAACCAGTGACGGATGACAGCACGTATAGTAATGTCAGCCATCTTACGAGCACCAAGTTCTAACAAAGGGTAGACCCAGCTTGGTACCTTAGGGGAATCACATATACGATCAACCCACTCTTGGTATTTCTCCTCTAGCTCTAAGACCGAGGAATCTATAAGACATTGCTCAGGAATACCCTCGTCGGGGGCACGCTCGTAGTCCTTCCAGTACTTCTGGCGACCATATTCAAGCATGTCCTGCTCAAAAAGGATCTGAGCATTACGTCTGTTTAACTGGGAATCCTCAGTTTCATGAGTCCATTTCAAGTTCTGAGACCTTTTTGTTGTACTCTTCTTCAGTTATTCGACCAAAGGCAAGATCATAATTGAGATCATATAACTCATCAGATACAATACGGGTTTGACCTTCGGCCATGAGGTCAGTGGAAGGTCGATACCTTTCTGGCTTCCATTGTTCCCCTTTCTTGACCCGCTCATGTTTATCACGGAGCTTCTTCCAATGTTTGTTGGAATCGAAAGAACCAGCGTGATTCGGTGCGTCTCTCATGGAGTCTCCAAATAAAAGACCAAGAGGCTCCCCAGATTTCTCTGGGGGAACCTCTGGTCGAGGGGGATCAGAATTGGGACAAGGCGTACTGCATGACCTTCTTGGTCTCAGTAGCACCCTTGCCAACAATGTTGGAGTAGGACTTGGAATCAACCGAAGCCTTGCGGCCACGCTTGGGTTCCCGGTGCTGAATCCAGTTGGTTACAGCGTTCACAGCAATCCATGGACTTGGATTAATGTCACCAACCTCATGTTCGAAGGTATCGTCCCATGTAGCGATGGTTTGAGTAGCGTTGATGTACTCTGCTTCTTCCTTCTCAGTCGTAGGATCGACTGAGATAGGTCCACGCATGAGTTGGTACACATCGAAGAAGAACTTACGTAGCTGCTCATGGCTGATTGGCTTCCGAGCAAGATCTTGTACGGTCTGCTGATACAACAGACCAGTTTCACGGTATTGTGAGATAATCTGTCGAGCAGCTTGGATCTTCTCTTCAACGTCACCGTGGTGCTTGATCGTAAGCTGGTTACCTTGTGCATTCAATACCATGTCCATGGTGTTCTTACAAACAACACGAATGGATGTTGGTTTGACAACAAGGCTTTGGGTACCGTCGTGGCCCCAGATCAAAGCCATGTACTTCTCAACCGGATCGTTCTTCGAAGCCTCGAAGGATTGACCGTGAAGCAATAGGTAACACTTGCGTCCACCTTGGATAGAGCCAGCTGATTCAACAGTAGCCACAGATCCAAAGTATGTAGCGAGATCAAATACCTCATTATTCTGGAGTACTTGGTATTTTGGGGTTACAACACCGAGTACTTCGGCGGTGTCTTGGCGGATAATACCACAATATGAATCTGTGTATTGACCACCTGCTAGGATACCGTCAGTCTTTTCCACTTCCCAGCCCAGACCAGACTTGTCGTAGGCATCCATGACAGACATGGAGTGGGGAATGACAGTACCGAGGTTGTGCCATGCACGCTCTTTGTAGTACACAGCACTATCGTTTTGGGTCATTTCGTGTGACATCGTCACCTCCTAAAGATTCCCAATCGTTATTTTCCCAATCGGCCAAGACATTCTTAGCCTTTTTTCTTGGGGTATAGTCTCTCTTCTTTTTAGGTCGAGAGTCTTTCTTCTCTTTTCGGTGGGTTCGGCCCATCAGAATCCGTCGCTAAGTTCCCAATTGTAACTATGGAAATCCAAATCAAAGATGTCCATCAGGGTTGTTACTTCAGCGTTATCCAAATCATTCAAATCAAAGGTAATAGGATCTAGGTCGGTTTTAAAGCACAATGTCAGTGTACCATGTACTTCAAT